CGATCCGGAACAAGTCGGCATCATTTGTTCGTGAAGTCCTTCGTCGCAAAGACAATGGATAATGACATCTTCATTGGCCGCGACCGCATCGAACACGGAGTTATCCCCGCCGGTCGTCCAGTTGATGTCCGCCAATTCGTCATACGGGTCGGCTTCTGAGCCTACCCCTCCGGCTCCGGCTGAAGCGTCGATATAGACGTTGGGCCAATCGACCTGATCCGCTCCACCGCTACCCCTCGGCCTCGGGGCGCTGAAAAGAAGCAGGGCGGCGCATAGGGCTACAAGTAAGAGTTTATAATTTTTCATCTTTTACCCATCAATATGAAATGTACGCATTTACCCCTGTGATATTATTCGCACCGTCAGAGTTGTAAATGCTCTTCACCTTAATTCTGCTTACCCCGTTGAGATCAAACCTCTTGAATACTCGAACCGTGGTTCCCGTAACTACCGCTTCATTTGTTGGGATCTTAAACGTCGCGTTATCAAGAGTGGCCCACGTTCCCTCACTCCCGCCGGAAAAGCAAACCTCAAAGTCAACGTCAACGGTCGATGAGGTTCCCGCTGCGCGATCAAAAACAACGGTTATTCCAAACATATCCGTTGATTTCCCTATTAGGAGTATTTCGTTTGATTCGATCTCCGTGCCATCTGTTTTCGTGATCCCGGCATTTACGCTAACGGCCGTGTCAAAAAAGGCCTCGGATCCAGACCAGGAAAAACAGATACCAACCAAGAAAATAATCGAGATTGCTAACATCAGGTTTCTTGCTGAAATCTTCATTCTTACCTCCGTACTGTGTATCCCACGGCGCATTCACACTGAGGGTGTGCCGTTGGGTGCATATGCCCTGAAGGAAAAGCCTCTTCTAGTTGAATGACCCCTGCGGCCTCGTTATCTAGGCAGACTTCGCAGGGGTTCTGGCCGCCGGCCATCCACGCCTTCTCCAGTGTTCCCGGGAGCTGGTCTCCCGCAACCGCTTGTTTTATGGAATTCATCTGACCAAAATTATAAGCGTTGGAGATCTCCGTCCGCGCAATTCGGGACGCTCTGTTCTTATGTAAATACTTTGTGTATTTGCTGACCTGTTTGTTAATTGCAACAGGGGAAACGCCATCCTCCGTCAGAGAGGAGATGAACTTGCCCACGGCCTTTGCTTCCCGCACCGTGAGTCCGATCATCGGCCGGATCCTCTGGGCCAGGATGTACGGGCTTGTCACGCCCAGTGCGATTTGGGATTGCAGTAATGCGTGGATCGAGCCTATCTGTGCCGCGGTGAGATCTACGATCAGGGCCCCCCCGTGGCTATCGACCCAGGCCTTAATGGCGGCCATCGTCACATCGAAATCGAATTCTCTGCGCTGGATCAGATTAACCTTCTTCGCCACCACGTCACCACCGGACCCGATGCCCTTGACCCACGCGGTCGCTATGTCGTCCCGCACGAATTCCCGGATTGTTTTTCTCCAGGCATCCTTCCACGCACCCGGAACCTCGCCGGTACCGATGGCGCTCTTCGCTGTGGCCGGGGTTATGATCGTAGCCTGTTTCTTCCAGAGGGCCTCTATTGGGGTAGAGATCGAGCTCTTCTTCTGCCGCACATACAGACGGAGACGGATGCCGTCCCTAGCGTCGGTGATAGTTATTCGTGCCATGCTATTCCTCTTCCGTGTTGCCGCTAACATCGACCAGCGGAATCAGGTTCGAAGGTATAAAGACAACATCTCCCTCCGACCCTATATCATCATCCCCGCATGATTTGCGCCTCTCATTAACGGTTCGCCACCATGCCTTTGATTGCCGATCGTAAACCGCGGATAGTTCCTCTCTGATTGCTTCGATTGAATCTCTGTTGAAATCCAAGTACAGCTTATCATCATCCCACGATGGAGTAAACCAGTTGTTGAGCTCGTCTCTAAAATAGCTCAGCAGGGGGAGCACCGCTTCCATATACAGCGCCTTCCGAGCTTCCTTGTAGTTGGCGAAGGTTTTTGCTCCCTCGTCGCCGACCAGTTGCGGGGGAACCTTCAGCACGGAACAGATCCTTCGGGTCGTCATCTTGTCCGAATTCAGCCAATCCATGTCCTTGGGATTTATGGCAAACGATTCCCACTTCAGGCCGCCCTCCAACACCAGGGGCATCCCAGCGTTTTTATACCCCTGAGTTTCTTCCTTCATTTGCGCCTTCAGCGATTCCCGCTGTTCTGTATCCAGCCCACCATCGGTGGTTAGGGCGCCTGGAGGCCTAGCATCGTTCTGAAGGAGCTTCATGTTCCACTCGCGGCCCATGGCTGCGATATCGATTTCCTTCCCAGCTACTTCGATGGGGGATAACCCATAATAATCGTCGAGCGGATGAAATGTTTTAAGATGCAGAACCTCGTCGGCGGTAAAGTCCGGCTTGCGGGCAAGGCCGTTGACCGTGTATCGGTAGCCCCCGATCGGTTCGAATTGTGTTCCTGGCAATACCTTCACCCGATCTGGCCGCATTGTATATAACTCATGCGGAGGCCCGGTCTCAGGGCCAGCCTTGATCATGTACGAATTGCCGCTGATCAGGTAGTACGCCAACACATTCTTGATGAGCGAAGCGCCGCCTTCCTGGGGATTCGGTCGGTGCAACCGCCTGAGAATGTCGTGATCTTCGATCTTCTCTATCTTGCCCTTCTCCGAAGCCGCCCTGCGGAACAGGCTCCACGGGACCATGGCGGCCGCTTCAACGATGAGGTTAACGCAAGCGTAGACCGTGCTGCAGTTCTGATACCCAGCCTTGGTCAGTTTCGCGATATCCTTCTTGGTCCATGCCGGATTGCTGCCCAATGACGTGAGAAGGGTTTGTCGGAAAGGGCTTTGCCTCGTTCGTATTCCACGGATGAGAGCCCTCACCATGTTTATTGGTTTCGCCAGGTTTACGGTTACAGTCTCCATGCCATCGGCTCCTTCTTGTTTCTGATTTCAGCAAGAGAATAAATCACTCCTTCCGCAAAATCTGGGGACCTCCCTAGCGCCCCCTTGATCTTGTCCTTGGGTACAATTTCTATCTGGCCGGCTGAGTTCTGTTTGTATTTTATTGCCATGAGCTGTGACGTGAGCTCTCGGTTGTCGGGAATGTCAAGGTCGCCCAGCATCTCTCGGAGACCCCAGTGGATCTCGGCCCGCTGGTTCTTGAAGTGTACGGCGTCCCGGGCCTTGGCCGCTCCGTGGATCTCAAGGATCTTGATTCTCAGTTTATATCCTTCCGTGGTTCGCTTGTCCCGTTGGTCCTTATCAAGCGAGGCCAGGATCATCTTCGTATACAGTTCTTGCTTCTCTGCCTTCTGTTCTCTTAACCGATCAACCACGCCACCGCCAACCCCGTCAGCGTCGACCTTGATCGTTATGACCGTAATCCCGTCTTTCCAGTGAGGGAGGATGCGGCCCTGGCAGCAGTTCCAGATCCCGCCGGTGGTTTTCATCGTGTCGTGGCCTTGGGCTTTGCCAATAAGCGTCACCCGCAGCCCTTCCCTGAGGATGATAACGCTCTCGTCATCTCCAGCCCTGGCGACATCAACTCCGATTTCTACCGGGAGTCCACGCTCCACTCGACGCTTTGCCGCAGCGCGTATTACCAAATAATTATAGACGTTATCCGGTTCGCCAACGGCCTCCCAATCTCCCTCCAGCAATGCCTTAATGTACACTGGGGTCAGGATCTCTCTCATCTTCGTGATATAGTTGGGGGGAAGATTGGCTATGTTGTCTTCGGGTAGCGATGGAATGAATACGTGGTCCTTCGGGTTCCGCTCTATAAACCGCTCCTTGATCCATCCTATGTTGGGGTTACAGGAGAGGAGGAAGAAGTAGCGCATGTTCCCCAGGTTGAGCCGTAGCCGGGTAGACAACATCATAAACTCTTTCTCGGTAAACTGCTCACCTTGGTCAAGCGCTATCCAACCGTACTCGCCGCTCATGAACTTTTCCCAATCGTCCGGCCTGTCGCCTATGCCGCCATAGCGAATTCTCGATCCGTTCGCCATCCGGATCAGCTTCTCGGTCTGGTTCCAGTTGACGACAAGTTTCGGGTCCAGGAACTTTTCGAGCTGGGGGAGAACGGTGTCCCGAAAGGACGGCCAGGTCTTCCTCATCAATAAGCCAAAATTACCGGGATAGTCGAGGTTGAGCTGGATCCCTTCGTTAATGAGCGCCGCGGTCTTCCCCCCACCCATGGCGCCGCCGAACAGTTTGTAGCTTTCCGTCGCTGTGTGGAACTCTACCTGTTTAGCATTCCGACCTGGGTCGTAGCGCTGCGAGAGGTCAATCGTCATCGTCTCGCTCATTCTTCGTCGTCCTCGTCTTCATCCTTTGTCTTCGATGGCCGTGGAATTGCCGAAATCACGGTTATGCTTATATCCCCAGAGTGTTCCACCTTCTTTCCGTAGCCACGCCTTTTGGCCATATTGTCTAGATAATAAGTGATTGCCTTTATTTCTTCTTTGTCGATACAAGCTCGGAGTTTACTTTCCGCCCAATCGATCTGGGCTTCATCTATGTCTTCAATGGTTTTCGCAAACCGCTTGTCTTTCATCCACAAGTAATACGCCCGTCGACTCACCCGCAGGGCTTTACAGGTCTCTGATATGTTGGTATTTAAGTCTTCATAAAGCTTCAAAAACTTAGCCTTATTGGCGACTGTAACCTGAGGACGACCGCCGGCCTTCTTGTATTTTGTCGTTCTCATGGGCTTTTTAGCCAACGTTTTCTTCATCCCATCCTGTCCTTTGATTCGATCCGTCTTAGGATCTCTACCATCTCGGCCATGTAGATTTTTGTCTCGGTAGAATTGACCGTCAGGAGTTTAAGTGCTTCGGCCATCTGTTTGTTTCTTTCAACGTGGGCCACAATCTGTGGTGAATCACAGCACACTGGCTTCGCCTTTCCGTTCCCGTTTCCGTTTCCGTTCGGTTTTACTGCCTTCTTATGTTTGGCTAGAGCGTAAAGCTTATCGATGGCGAACATCATTACGACTCCCGTGAGCCCAGCGTCGGATGGGGTAATCGGTATCATATCAGTTGGTCCCCAAGCTTCTTCGCCAGCCGGTCAACCTCTTGGCGTAGCTTCTTTATCTCTTCCTTAAGCTCATATACCCAAATAATGAAAGCTTGGTTAACGATCAGGTTGTTGTTG